GAGGCTTATGCTGAGGAAACCGAGGAGCACGGTCCGGATGCAGACCTCCCTCGCGACAACCGCCCCGATGCGAACAATCTTTTGGAGCTTACCCACCGCAATCCCGGGTTTGCCAGAGCGAGATTCAGGGCCCGCTGGCTTGGATTTAGCATGGCACGTTGGGAGCGCGAAGTTGTGGTTTCTCTTGAGAAGTTCGCTCAGGTTATGTCTCCAGCTAATCAGGAATTGGATGAGCCTGATTCGACCATGTGGAGGCGTGTGAAAGCGGCCTGTCGAACAATTCATCGTGTCAATGACGATCGATATAAGTCTCTAGATGGAGAGAATATTTCCTTCAACACTGCGGTATTGTGTTATACGGCGTTGCGTGACGCCAAAGAAGGTGCGTTCTTTTATTCTTTCTACTGGGGCTTTACGGGCCAGGATGGCCCAAAAGAGCCGCACCACGTCTGAAGCGGGTCCTCTATGGCTATCGATATCTGGAAGTTGCTTTGGCTCCTCTCTTGCCGGTTAAGGAGGGGTCCCGGATGTCGGAAGTCGTGGAGCGAGACCCGCGTCTCAGACGGCCTGTAGCCGTGTCCCTAGGTCCACATTGGGAAGGGGTAGCAATGCCTCATCCTGATTGCTGGGACACCTTGACGGCGCAGGCAGGTGTGGTAAAACGTCTGGCGTTCCGGCCACCGCCCGCGAATACGACACTGTTAAGGGCATTTCAGTGTTTTGTACGTCGGTGGGTCAGACAGCATCTCCTACCCATACAAGCCAGTGCTGACACGTCACTGGAGACTTGGTTGGCGGGGACGAACTATCCGGAGTGGAGGAAGGCAGACTTGCGCAACAAGTGGAAATCGGTTGAGAAAATGGCCAATCTCAAGAGGGTGCATAAGATCGTGAAGTCATTTATGAAGGACGAGTTCTACGCGGACTTCAAACACGGTAGAGGCATCAATTCCCGCACTGATGAGTTTAAGTGTGCAGTTGGACCGATTTTCAAGCTCATAGAGAAGGCTGTCTTTAAGAATGACCATTTCATTAAATTCGTACCAGTGGCGAAACGTCCGCACGTTATCGCTGCCCGCTTGCAAAGAGCGGGAGTCAAGTTCGTAACAACTGATTACACCTCTTTTGAATCGTTGTTCACTCGCGAGTTCTTCGAGTCCTGCGAGTTCGAACTGTATGACTATATGACGCAGAATTTGCCCGAGGGGCCTCTGTTCATGAAACTGGTGCGTGACGTCATCGGTGGCAGAAACGCATGTCACTGGCGAGACTTCATTGTGGAGGTGGAAGCAACCCGTATGTCAGGCGAGATGTGTACATCACTCGGCAACGGCTTCGCGAATTTGATGTTGGCGCTGTTCCTGGCCATTGTGGCTGGGGATTTGGGGGCTGATCCGTCCGATCAGGAAATCGAGACGTGGTCTTTGGACTTTCTTCGCTGTAACCAGGAAGGTCCGCCTCTGGCGTCGACTGTTTATCGCGGAGCAGATGACGAAGTCGATGGGTTTGTCGAGGGCGACGATGGTATCTTTTCGTTCGCCGGCACGGTTCCTTCGCCATCACTGTATTCGAAAATGGGTATGGTGGTGAAGTTGGAACTTCACGAGACTTTGAGTACGGCTTCCTTCTGCGGAATCGTTTTCGATGAGCGCGATCAGCGCAACCTAACTGACCCTTTGGAGGTGTTGGCGAAGTTTGGTTATGCGAATAATCGATATCTGCGGGTTGGCCAAAAGAAAAGCCTAATGTTGCTTAGGTGCAAGGCGCTGTCCCTGGCGCACCAGTATCCGGGAGCCCCGATCATCCAATCCTTGGCCTTTTACGGCTTACGCGTCACTCAGCGCGTTAAGTGGTACCTTGAGGGATGGGTGAAGAAGGGTGGACCGGCTGGTATGTCATTATGGGAGCGCGATCAGCTGTTAGCAGCGATCGAAGAGCAGGACTCCATCAAAGCTGAGGAAATTGGATATGGGAGCCGCGCACTCGTCGAGAAACTTTGGGGGATCCCCACCGACGTTCAAATAGCCATCGAAGCTCAATTAGATGCTAAGTGCGATCTTCAGCCTTTGGTTCTGCCCGACCTTGCGGCCGCAGTGCCCCCCGCCTGGACACGAATGTGGGTAGGGTACTCGACTGTCGATGATGTCGATAGTGACAAGATCAGCGAGCCTCA